CGTTTGCGTCGTTGATGGCGTCCTGCAAGTTTCCGAGCATATTATTGAGCTGCGCCAAATCCGCGCGCGAAACGCTTTTGCCGTTGAGCGAGTAGCTTTGATTTAACAGCACGGCTTGGATGGCATCGAGTGTCTTGGTTTTAAGAGTCGCCAGCGTCGCGCCATCGAGTCCGAGAAATGGGTTGTCGAGCATTTGCTAATGCCCGAAACGTCAAAAGGTCTTACTCCTTGGGCGGCGTGTAGCGAACCAAGTTCGCAATCGTCGCCATGCAAAGCATCATGGCCGAGGTGTCGAGTCCGTGGTTGGGCGCGTTGCTTTTTACCTCACGCCATTCCCAGACACCCGTCCGGATCTCGACCTTTGACTCGCCTTTGAGGTGTTCAAGGTAGAGCGGATTGACGTCGGCGGGCATGAGCCATTTGAGGTCGCCTTTGTTTTCGAGCGCGTTCGCCAAGATGTCTTTGAAGTAATCGCCGCTCCAATCGTAGTAGAACACATCTCCGCCTCGGTAGTCGCTCACGCGCGGCTCGCTGAATGGGAAGTTAATCAGCGCGTTCGTGTTCTCGTCTCGCATCGTCCACGTCTTTCGCGCGTGTCCGCGCATACCGCGCCAGCCAAAGTCTGCGCAGTCACGGTCAACATCGGCGGGCCGGTAACCTCTGTCTTGCGCCACGCACGAGTCCTGAACCTTATAGCGATACTGCATTTGACGAAGTTGATCGCGCGTCTCGATCCGCCCAAAATAAAGTTGTTTGTAGGTCGGGCCGGTCGCCGAGCTGAACGCACCAATTTCTAGCCACCAGTGATCTTGCTGTCGATCGATTGCCATGAATCGAATCACCTCGCCCTCGATCTGTTCGCCATTCGAGAATTGCGAAACGGTGTAGTCGGACGCCTGCACGAATAGATTGACCACCTTCTTCTCGACAATCCACGGACGCGCCTCGCGCTTGGTCTTGAACTCGATCTTCATCTTGTCGTCGCCTTGCCTGACGTGATGATTGTCGGCGGCGCAAAACTCCTCCACGAGCAAGCGCATTGGCCGCGACACTAGAGCCTCGACGCGGAACGACTGAAACTCAATCGGCGCGTCGGGTCGCATTGCCACGAATCGTCCGGTGCGCTTCCAAGCGTTGCGCGTCGCATCTGAATCCGTTGACTCGTGGCCGCAATGCGGACAACGAAATCGGCAAGACTCCACGGCGCGCGTCACGTCCCACGTCTCGTCGTCGCGCTTTGCGGCCGCATCCCAAACGACGCCACCGCGCAGCCCCGTCTCCTCGTTCTTTTCGAGAGTGAACGCGACCGGATGAACCTTTTTACACGACGGACATTCTGCGCTCCACTCTTGCTGATTGCCTTGGCGAAAAGACGTGTCCTCGACGTTTCCGGTTTCCAAGTCCATGACGGGAGCTTGCGACGTGTTGTATATTTTCGAGCGTCCAACCTCCTCGAAACGCGATACGCGCGCAACCGCATGACCATAAACGTCTTGCCATTTCGGAAGCCAGATTTCGTCGTTGATCTTATAGCGGATGGACTGACTTTGCTGCGAGGAAAGATTCGCAGGGTTGAGGATGAAAAAGAAACCGCCGAAATAAATCTCGGTGGTGGTCTTTTGTGGGCCAGCACGTGGAAGCATTTTTGCTACTGGTTTGCAAGATTGAAAGATAGGATTGAGTCGAGACTTGGCGTGCCTATCGATCATCTCGTCGGTTTGCATCGTCCACGAGATCGGACCAGCATCGTTGCAGATGAGCCAAGGAACCCACACGTCGGCGACGAGCGTTCCGCCAATCTGCACCGCCTTGCGGAAATGCACTCGACGCACGAGCGGATTTTGCAATGCATCAAAAACCGGAATTAACCAAGGTGATAAACGAACGTTAAATGGTCCGGGAGTTGCATAGCTTTCTGGTAAAACAATGTGCTTGCGCGCCCATTCATAAATCGGGGAACGATCGCGTTTCTGAAACTTGAAACAATCTAAATAAATATCTGATGCGTTCATGTTTCAATGCTAGCAGAACGAGAAACCATTTCTCCTTTATACATTGCGATGTTTGAATTTATGACCTCTCGGATTTCATCGAGGATTAGCGCGCCCTCGACGTTTGCCTCGGCTGCGTTCTTGCCGATCACGCGCTGACCCAGCTCAACTTCTAGTTTTAGGCGCAAGAGCAAATCGAGTTTCTGAGCAAGTGTTCCGAACATATCTTCAACGATCTCTTTCGCGATTGTTTCCCCTGCCTCTCGCGCAATTTTCATGTCTCGCAAGGTGATCTCGCGCTGCATGAGCTGCGCTTTGAGTTCAGATAAATTTACCGTAGCAGTATCTTTTCCGATTAAATTTTCTGCACAAAATCTTTGCCAAGCGATTAAGTTTTCTTTCCTAGAGCCTTCTTCTTTTTTAGGAGCTTTATCTGGAAATTTTGCCCTAGCATCATAAATTGTTCTGCGACTCACTCCGAGCTCTTTTGCTAGTGCCGTAATATCTTTAACCCATTCTCCATCGCTCTGAGAAGATTCCCACTTCTCCATAGCATTTTGCTCTGAAATGCTAAGAGTTTTTCCAGATTTAAGTTTCGCAACAATATTTGAAATATTTTGTCGCGCAATTTTGTTAGCAGCTTGTGTAACTTCGTTTTGCATTAAACAAGTCCACCAACAAATGCCTCATTTACACTATTGTGTTCATGATGAAGCAAAGATGCTTTTCCGTTTTCAACAATAGATTTTGGAGGTTCCGTTAGAAGTATCGCAGCAAGAGAAGAACCGTTCTCAATAGAAATGCAGTTAACTCCGCTTTTCATTTCTCCGGTGTTATCTTTTGTCCACTTATTATTTAAAACCAGACCGCTTCCGGCATCCCAAGCCTCTAAAAAAGTATACTGAGACCCACTTCCATCGTTTTTAATAACAGACATATCAACTGCCCAATTTGCATTTGAAGCAAGCATTGCTCCTGCGCCAGTTGCTTTAGGAAATTTGCCAAAATAATTATTCTTCCAATCAGGAAACCTTTTCGAAAGTTTGTGAAATGTATACATAGAGTTTTCTGCTCCATAAATACGGCATCGCTTATCTCTCGGAAGAATCGAATTTGCTTCTGCAATTATGTCGGTGTGCTTGTCCCAATCTAAACGAGAATACGCAACAGCATTAAACGAAACTTTTCTTTTCGGATTAACAGAACAATAAGGATGCGGAAGATAAGATGCATTGATTCCGTTGTCAGATAAAACAGGAATCATGTTTTTTCTAATTCCAAAAACTTTATGTGATTTTCTATAAAAATTTATTCTGTCTTCTGTTAATTCAGTTGGGTCATGAACAACGTAACCAACTTTTCTTTTCAAAAGAATTTCAGCATTTTGAACATTTGATTTATCCAATGCTGTAACTAGCATGAAACCGTTTAATTCAAAAATAGATTGAATCGGAATTTTTTGAATGCCGACGCTTCCGGAAAACAATGAAACTTCCGTATTAAATTTTTGAGATACTCCAAATAAAGAAACATCGTGACCAGATTTTTTTAAACACAAATAAAGGTGTTCGGTAAAACTAACCCATCCACCAAATTTTGGTTCGGCCAAATATAAAAGATTTATTTTCATTTAACTTTTTCTCCTTTGAACCGACGCATTTCAACTTCTTCTCTGCGCATTCTTGCTCTAGCTACTTCTTCTCTCAATGGCTGACAATTCCACATAGATTTCAAACTGTAGTAAACAATTGAAAACCGCCGCGAATCTGGAGCAAGTTTTGAAATAGGAGTAACTCCATGCAAAATGCTTTGCCCATCAAAATAAAAAATAGATCGATCGGAAACCTCGCAGTTGATATCGTACTCCGGCATAGATAAATATCCGCCACCAATGTTGTGTTTTAAAACAATCATAGCCGACCATACGTTCTTAAAGTTTCCAGAATCGAAATGATAGCACAAAGGATTGTTATCATTTATGATTCCGGAAGTGAAAGGAACATCTGCGAATCTGTAATCTGAAACTATTTTCTCTTTAGTTGTTTTCAGATGCTCTTCGTAGAGTTCCTTGTTGGTTAAGGCATAATATTTCGCAGCTAGGGCACCACCTTTGATAAGTCTTGCGTGCATTTCTGGATTTTCGGTAGCCAGAGAAGTAGCAGAACAAAAATCTTTTCTGATGGCATTTCTCGGATTGTAACCAAAAATTCGACTAGTAGTTTTTAAACCAGAAGTTCTGATGCTTTCGGTGTACTTTACGTTCAAGCACGTATCAAAAATCGTTGAAAATGTTTGTTCATCTTCAGTTGGTTTTATGTATACGCAAACGACTCGATTCGTTTCTTTATCAACTAGCTTAAATTCATCTTTCAAAAGAACAGAGCAATCATTCTCTGCTGCTCTTTTCTGAACGAATTTCTTTAAATCGATTTTCTTTTTTTCAATTACAAGTGTTTGCATGTTCGCGAATAGCAGTCATTGCGGCCAGAGTGTTATTATCTAATTCATGTTTCTTTTTGATAGTATCAAGTTTCAACATGATTTCTTCGAACTCTTGTACATCCATGATCAAAACAATTTGGCGAACTGTTGAGTTTTCATAATCTTCAAGTGATTCTGCTGGAGTCGCGCCTTGTTCTTTGCCGGCCATAATTAAATCTTCTTTGAGCCAACTATCTAAATCTGATGCGGTATAACCAGTTAGCTCTAAATCGAAGTTCGCCGACTCTAAATCTTTCATTAAGTTTTTCAAATCATCGTTTTGAATTTCAGATAGTTCGGCAATGCGATTGTCGGCAATTAAGTCCGCCCATTCCATAGCTTCTGTCTCATATTTTTGTGTATCGACAGGTACACTTTTGACGCCTAGACGCATTGCGGCTTGCAATCGGCCATGACCTTTAACCACAAATCCGCTTCGCGAAGATACGACGATAGGAGATCGCCAGCCTTGAGCTTTTATAACTCGCGACAAAATATCAATTTGTGAATCAGGATGTTTATTTGGATTCCTTGGATTAGGAACAAGAGTTGCGACATCAACGATGGCTGAATGCGCGCAAAACACTGGTATCGAATCTGCGACTATTTGTTTACTCATAATTTTTTTGTTTGGTTGTTAAAGAAAACGGAATGGGTTTTTTGTGGTGAGGTCGCTTAACC